TCTTGGAGAATCAGATTCTGTTGCTACTTTTAAAGCACTTTCCAAAGCTACATTTCCATTCTCTACCAATTCTTTTAAATTTTTTTGTACTAATTCATAATCTTTTTGAAAATTATTATTATCAAAAGTTCCACCAGTAATTGCTTTGGATTCTTTTGTTTCAGTTACAGGAACGTTAAAAAAATTTGCTAAGTTTTTATTCATTTATTCCACCAAATAAGCTTAAGCCTATTCCAGCTGTCAAACCTATAGAGGTAATTCCTGTTGTAGCTTCCGAACTAGAAAATATATATGATTTTGCGGAAAAATTAAAAGAAGATATGTTTATACGTCTATTTGATAAATCCCCGTCGTATCTATCACTTATTACATTTGATACCATCGTAATTGGAATTCTTACATCTCTTATATAATTTGTAAAATCCATACTTATTATATGGTCTGGATTAAAAAGAGGCATAATTTGTTCTACAATTTGTAGTGTGTCATCGATATGCCTAGTATATAAAAATAAAGTAAATCCAATATTTACTGGAATTTCACTATATATTGTGAAATCATTTCCATCACAAACCCCATCGGCATTCCCACTAAATCTAAGCGGTGTGTTTCTATTTCTTCTTCGAGAACCATCGGGTGCAATTGCATTCATGATATAACTCATTCTTGGCAATTGATTTTCTATACGAGTTGCATCTGTTATAGAAGATGGTTGTAGTAATCTTTGTATAAATTTTTCTTGAGAAGCGTATGTTATCGGAACTCTTATATCAACATCTTGCTGCCCGTCTTCAGAATTTGCATGTTTAACACGAATATCGCTGAATAGTGTACCAAACGCAACTACTAATTTTCTTAAATTTTTATTATAGTTTGTTCCGTACATTTTTTATCCTTTAACAATCTTCTACAGCAAATGGGTTGTTTGCGTCAAAAGTAAACCCTAAAGCTTCATTTTGGAGAGTATCATTTATTCCTGCAGTAGTTCCAAGAGCATTATTCAACGGAATAATTGTAGATCCCGAAAGTCCTTTAGTTGTATTCATAACATTATCGATTGCAGTAATTTTTGTATCCATTGTTTCGTAGCTGTATGTAAAGAGTTCAGCTGTTATTTGATAAGTATAAAGTTTTCCAAGTGGATAAAAAGGATTTTCATGTTCTACAAAGTTTATTTCAAATAAAGACTTAGAAGTAGGAAAATAAATTAAATCCCCCTCCCTGGGTCTAGTTATAGATGAATCATAATTTGTTATTTCTTCTTTAAATCTTTTTCTTGCCAATATTAAAGTAACTTTGTCTTTTATTTCAATACCAAATTGTGTAATTACATCAGTACCGTCAAAACCTCTATAACTATAAAGATACATTTCTACTGTATAAGCTTTTTGGAAAGATGATGCCGGGTCTTCTCCAAATAATCGATCAATAGAAAAATATTGTCTTGGAATGTACAAACAATCTTTGCCAGTTGTTTTAATAATTTCAACTGAAATATTTTCAACTAAATCTTGTTCTCCTAAATGATTTTGAAAATATGGATTTGTTGCCATTTTTTATCCTATTAGTGGATCAACAGGCAATTCTTGCGTTCGTAATAATGTATTTTCTATTTTATCTAATTCAGCTATAGCTTCGTTCATCATCGCTCCGGCATTTAAAGACGCACCACCGGGCAAAGGTACTCCTTGGTATTTCATTAAATTTTGTGCCCATTGTTTTTTGACAAGTGCAGAATAATATAATCTAAAGACACGATCATTCCAAACATTTGGATAATCATTAGGATCTATTTTTACATAAGCTTCTACAAATAAGTATGAACCAGGAATATATTTTGAGCTATCTGTATCTAAAAACAATCTATTTGTTGTTTTAGTATATGTAAATGATGTTGGATAATTAAAAACATCATTTATCAATTTAATGTAACTCATACCTTCCATATAGGAAGCCATTGGACCAGTAGAAAATCCAGATTGGTTAAAATGTAAACCAAAGAAATCAAATAAAGTCATTTGATACCTTAAATCAAACATATAATCACCGACAACATTTGATGCTCTATAAACTTTTGATATTGTTCTTATATCATTTGCCGCAGGCCAATAACCAGTTAATCCTGTGGATGCATCTGTTACTACTTGAGCTCCCAAAGCCGGTCCAAATGAAGAAACATTAAAATATTTTTTAGATATGTCTTCATCTGTTATTTGATGTATGTAAATTGCTCTTTGATTAAAATCAAAGTGCCTATCATACATGTACTCCAATGCTTCTTCTAAACGATCAGACGCCTGTTGTTGATCTACGTTTACCTGAATTACAGGCGCTCCGAGATGTCTGAACGTGTAATCTATGAACTCTTGGCGTGTTGAAATAGGCATGATAAAAATATTTATGAATTTTTAAAATATTATTCCAAATCTTTTGAGTTTACGGTAACTTTAATTAAATTTAATTTTTCTAAATTGTAATTTTCAATTTTTTGTTTTCTATCTTTTATTTCAGTTGGCAAAAAGGAAGGATCATAATTAGTAAACCCCGGCATTTTAAAAGGACACTTTAAAACAGGATAATCTAATTTTGCATAATCCTTTTCGTTTCTTAAAAGCCAAGTGTGTTTATGATCACCGCAACCACAGCCACCGCAATAAAAAAATTCAGAATGATTGCTTTTTTTTAATTTTGGGCATTTTTCTAAATCATTAGAACCAAAACAAGATAAAATCCTAAGTTGTTTAGTTTCTTTATCTATTTTATTATCTGAAAAACCCCGTGATGCAATTGACATTGCCAAAGACATAATTTGTGTTATCATATTAATTCAACTCTCGGGTATTTCGTAAATAACTCTCATACCAGCAGGAATTACAGATCTTTGAATAAATTCATAATATTTTGAATCTATATCAGATGATATCTTAATTGTGCAATTTGCATATGTTTGGACTTTAGTTGCATTGTAGCTTGATCCCAAAAGAGTAACCAAAAGATAAAATATTGCTTGTTCCGTTCCTTTTATGTCAAAATAATTAATATCACAGTTTATAGAAAATTTTTTAATATTTGGCAGTATATCTTTTAAGTTATCACTAGCAAAATCTTCTTCTGGAAAATAAAATTCTGCAAGTCCTTCTATTAATTTATTTTCTATTTGCGTACCAGATCTGATTGTTTCCCAATTTAAATATGCCCCATAACCGTAATCTAAGCTAAAAAGCCATCGTAAATAATTTTTAATTAAAGGAACAATTTTTACTCTAGTAGAATCTGTTTCATACTCTTTTAAAATATAATCAGGAAAAAGAGATTCTATGGTAAGTTGATCCCCTTTCCAGTACTGTCCTTGAATATTATAATATTCAGAACCATATGCTGCTATGACTTTTTCTACAAGCTTTTGTAACTTGTATTCATAGGTTACTGGGATATTTGTAAAAAGTAGTGGTATCATTATTCGCCGTAAATTAATGAAATTCCTGCTGCAGTTTTGGTTTTCAAATATTCAATTAAAGTTGTTTGGTTGTCAACTGACAAATCCGTCACGTAAATATTTACCGTACCGGGGACATCGCCATTTCTAACAAAAACCGTATCCGAATCAGTTGTCCCTTCAATACCAGAGGCTATTATTGCATTTTTAAAATCTTGAAGTGTAACACATCTTTCAGATGCACTGGAAAATAAAACCTTTGCTTTTGCTACAGCTACACTTAGCAAGTCATATCCCCCAGAAGGAGTGCTCAAAGTTGAAAATTTGGCTTGTGATGCTATAGAAGCACCGTTTCCTATTGCTCCTGTAGATATCAAACATTTAATTTGGACAGAAGAACTGGTTGGAATTGTTCTTGCGTTTGCTAGGTTTGTGGTTACCAAATAGCCTTTTGCTGCATTTATCACAGTAAATATTGTTTGATTATTTTCTGCTGTTTTAGCAGATTTTGATACTTTAGTCCATCTTATAGTTGTTCCCAAATCTGTTAAATCCGGAATTTCATATAAACTTATTGTATTTGGATCTATGGTATGAGGCAATAAAAATGATTGCGTGTCAAAATCCCATTGTGTGTACGTTATAACTGAAGAACCTGCATACAAATCTACAGTTGTTCCTTCTGTGCTTGCTTCGACTGGTTCTACATTATAGAAATGCAATCCGGA